TCGACCTGGACATCTGGCGCTATGAACTGCGCTGGGGTACGACCTCCGACACCTGGGCCTCTGCGCAACTATTGGATCGCGTGGATGCCCTGCGCTACATCTCGAAGGGGGTGCTTACCGCAGGCGTGCGTCGCATCTTCGTCAAGGCCATCGACTCGATTGGTCAGTACTCGACCAACGCCGCCTACTGCGACGTTACGGTGACCATCGACCCCGATGCCCTGCGCACCATCTACGATGCTTTCGACCCGGGCACGCCGACAGACATGGCCGTCACCCGCTGGGGCGTCGGGAACCCTGATTGGTACGTCACAGAGCACGGCGTGGTGTGCTCCACCCTCTTCCCCGCTGGGACGATGGGTGGGTACACGAATGCGCTCGCGAGCTATCAGTCCGACGGCACCAACACCTACCAGACTGACATCTGGGACGCAGGAGTAGACCTGACAGGGGATTGGTCCGCGGACATCGACTTCACCAACGTCTCGGGCTCCGCGCAGGTGACGCTTCAGCTCTGCGACACCGTATCCTACCCGACGTTCACCGACCACACCACCCTACCGGTGAAGACGACGGCACGCTATGCCCGCATCAAGGTCAGCGGGACCGGCGAGTTCAAGGTTCTCCCGGGCAGCGAAGAGGTCACGTGCTATGCCGTGACCCGCAAGGAATACGGGGTCAAGGCGTGCGCAGCGACGGGCACCAACACCGTCACGCTGGACAACGCCTACTTCGCGTACCGCAGCATCAGCCTGACCCCGGTTGAGGCGGGGGCTGTTGCAGTGATCGCTGTCGCGGACAACATCGTGCTCGACCCCGATGGTTCCCCCGCCAACAGCTTCGACATCTACACCTTCGATGCCTCCGGTGCCCGCGTGGCCTCGGACGTGTCGTGGAAATTTGAGGGAGTCTAGCCATGGCCTACACGCCATTGGATGTCACCAAGCCGGATGAGACGACGCAGGGGATCACTGCGTTCTCCTCGTCCGTTCGCACGAACGATGAAGCCATCCTCGACCAGCTGGTCTCGGGGGGCTCCATGCCCGGGTGGGACTATGCGGTAACGGCAGGGACGACCGACGCCCCGACCGAGATCGTTCTGACGAAGACGGACGACAGCAACCGCAAGATCCGCATCACCTACACGTACAGCGGGGGGCTGGTCGCGACGATGAAAGCAGCCAAGACCACCAACGGTGGAAGCAACTGGGACAAGATCACCTACGCCGGCAAGGACCTGTGCACCCTGACCTATGACGGCAACGGATTTCTGCAATCGACCGCGTGGAGCGTCTCATGAGTAGCCTCGGATTCCTTGCCGCCATCCTCGGCAAAGTCAACGCCCTGCGCACGGACTACACCAACGCCCGCGCAGCCAAGCTGGACAATCTGGACGCCGCGGTCACCACGCGGGCGGCCGCAGCCACGGCCCTGTCCAACGCAACGTGGACGAATGCGAAAGCAGGCTATCTGGACATGCCCCTGTCGGGGCTCGCCCTGACAGCCCTGCGCGACCCCCGTCTGTCCCCGTACATCGGGACTCTCGGGAACGCTCAGGCGTGCGGAAACTCTGGCGCCGCCTACTACCTTTCCGGGGATGACTCGACCGGAAATGATAGCAAGTACGCCAGCGGTTCCCTCATTGCCGACTCGACCATGTTCAACTACATGGCCCCGATCACTGTGGCGGACACCTACGTCACCGTCGCAGACATCACGTCTGGCGGGGGCTGGCTGTTCTCCCTCGCGTCCCCCTCGTCGGTCAACGCAGACGGCACTGCGACGCACACCATCCGCATCACCGTGGATGGTGTGGCCTACGTGCTATCGAAGACGTCCGTGGCCGCGACCAACAAGCTCATCTGGGGCTTCTTCGGCTACTACGGCGCCGGCGGCTATTGGCTGACCCCGCGGCAGATCCTCGGGTACGGGGGAAGCACCTATGGGGTCAACCCTCCTCCGGCGTGGCCCCTGCGCTTCCTCGACTCGCTGAAGATCGAAGCGAAGATGTCCATCCTCCCTTCGGCGACAACCTACAACCTCAACCGCAGGGCCTATGCCTCCATCCTCAAGACAGGCGACGGCCTTATCTCAACCGGTGCAACGTGGAGCTAACGTCATGCAGGAAGCCAAGGCATTCAGCATCGAGTCGGAGCAACCCCTGCGGTTGCACTGGCACTATGTCAGCGCGGAAAGCAACATGCCCTCCCCGCTGGGGGACACCGAAGGGTTCGATCCCCTCGTCTACGCGGGGAGCTTGATCCCTTTCAACGGCATGCGGATTCCCATCGTGCAGGGCTCTCCGGGGTCACCGCAGATCGGTCTTGACGTTCACACCATGACCGATCCCCCTGTCGGTTGGACGGGGCGCGTGCTGCTCCTCAGCGAGCGCATCCAGGAGATGAAGGCCTCGGGCATCTACCTCCCCGGCTTCGTCGGCTACCAAGAGTGGCAGCAGGAGCATGGCCCCTTCGCACAGGCGAACAAGATCATGGACGAGGACAAGCGCTGGAAGGCCCGCGTGGAGGGTGTGCTGCAGCAGATCCTCGCCGCGGTGAAGAAGTGAGCTGACCATGCCGGCCCTGTATCAGCTCCAGCCCATCGGTGTGCTCAAGACCGATGACGGCAAGCGCATCATCCCGCAGAGCGGGAAGCTGTGGGACGACTACCAGAAGTGGCTGAAGCAGGGCAACCTCCCTGACCCCTACATCATGCCCGACACCACCCCGACGTTGGCGGAGGCCCGCGCAGAACGCAAGCGGTACATCGAGAGTAAGTGGGCCGAAGCCGAGGCTGCCGGCTTCGTATGGGACAGCAAGACGTGGGCGTCCGATCAACGCGCGCTCAACCGGTTGTGGCCCAGCATCGTGGTCGCGTACACCGCACAGGGGCAATTCACCCTGAACTGGTCCACGAAGGATGGGGTTGCCGTTGCTTTGAGCAAGGCGCAGGTGACGGCACTCAACGTCGCACTCCAAGCACACCTCACCGCACAGCATGATCGGGCACAGATGGGGTTCCAAGCAATCAATGCCGCTACCACGGTTGCTCAAGTGCAGGCTGTGGTGTGGTGAGGAGAGAGGAATTGGGCTCTGACGAAACCGGCGCTGGTGACAAGCATTTTCTGGAGCGGCACATCCAGACGGTTGCCATCAGCGTTAGCCTGGCCCTGTTGTTCTGGGGAGCCAGTACCCTGGTGGATATTCGCGACCGGATCAGTCGCTTTGAGGAGCGTCTGGCTTCCATCACCGCACAGGTTCAACAGGGAACCGATGACCGCTTTCGCGGGTCAGACTGGCGGCGGGAGAAGGAACGGTTGGACGAGAGGCACAACCAACTCCAGCTTCGACTGGAGCGCCTGGAGGACGCTATGCAACAGCAGCGATTTAAGAGCGCAGTGAGGTAGTGAGATGAGCGCGAACCTTCGAGCTTTCCTCTTCATGCTCCGCTGGTGCGAGGGCACCGCGGACGAGAACGGATACCGTGCCCTCTTCGGGCATACGGTGAAGAATCCCAAGCTGTTCGCAGGCTGGCGTGAGCATCCGCAGGTGCGGACTTACGAGAAGTACGATGGGCAGTTCATCGAGAACGGGAAGTTGGATTTCACCACGGCGGCGGGGGCGTACCAGATCACGTACACCACGTGGCGGGACTTCATTGCGGCGAAGGGGCCGCATGACTTCGACCCTGCGGGACAGGATGCGTGCGCCATCTGGCTGATGGAGGTCGAGCACGCCCTGGAAGACGTGGAAGAGGGCAGGCTGCGTCAAGCGATCGAGAAGTGCGGTGGCCGATGGGCCAGCCTTCCGAGCAGCCGTTACCCTCAACCGAAGAGGTCTTACGAAGCTTGCGAGAAGGTGTACCTTGCCGCAGGCGGTCTGCTTACGCGGGCTCCGGCTGACGTTGCGGAGGAACCGGAGGTCTCGGGGCCTCCTCCCTCGCCCTCCGAGGCTGCCGGTGCCGTACCGTCACTGGAGCCCGCACCCGAACAACCCCAAGCCAAGGAGGAAGGAATGCTCCCCGCCCTGCTATCCCCGTTTGTTGCCGCCGCCATTCCGGCACTGATCGAAGCCGCAGGGGCCGCAGCCCCATCCCTGATCCGCATCTTCGGCACCGAAGGGTCGAAGATCACGGAGCGCAACGCCAAGGCTGTGGAGGAGGTCGTCAAGGTCGCCAAAGCAGTCACCGGGGCCGTGACCGTGGAGCAGGCGGTTGATGGCCTCAAGACGAATCCCACCGCGCGGGCCAACTACGAGCGCTCGTTGCTCGAGGAGATGGACCGCATCATGGGGATCGTCGCTCGTGGCGTGGAGATTGACGACACGAGTCGGGACCGGGCAGCGGAACGTGCGAAGGGGATGGTGTGGGATCCCCTGCCGTTCCTCGCGGACAGGGGCTTTCAGGCACTGGGGGCTGCCTTCATTGCGCAGCTCATCCTCCTGGCCCTCGGGTTCATTCTCAAGGTGCCTGCGGAGGCGCTGATGATCCTGCTCACCCTCTTCGTCGCAACGTCAACGAAGCTGGTGGATCGGTGGGGACAGCTGTACGACTACCGGCTGGGGTCGTCGTCAGGGTCGAAGGCGTCCGGAGACGCCGTGCGTGCTATCGCCGAGCAGCGGTCCCGTCAGTAAAGGTGGCCAGCTCGTCCACGACGACACGCGGGACGACACGCGGGCGGTAATCCTGCGACATCTGAAGCAGGGCCGCCCGCACCGCGATAGCAACCCCGGTGGGTGTCAGGTTGAAAACCCGCCGGGGGAATCGAAGCTGCAGCTCCTCCAGCTGCTTGGTGTCCCCGTAGATCACCTCGGACGTGCGATCCCATTGGATCCCGATGACGATGGTCATGGCTGTTCCCCCTGCAGCTTCTGTTCCTTGTAGATGGGGTGATGCTCGAGGATCCAGGCTTCGATCCGATCCGTGGCGGGGATGAAGCCCTCGGGCTTGAGCACCTTCCCGCCCGCGTCCTTCACCACCTTGCCGTCGGGCCCGACCTTGCTCATGTTGGTTTCGTGGACGAGATCGAAGATCTTGGACGAGCTGTACCCCAGCTTGTAGCCGATGCCCGACACGATGATCTCGACCGCACAGCTCAGGGTACGCAAGGCCTCCCAATCCTGCGCTTGAAGCGCGCGGATGATCCCGTGATGCACGGCCTCCAACGTCTCGATGGCCGCGCGGGTGAAGTCGGTAACGTCAGGGGTCACTCCGAGCTGCACACTCGTGCCGGCGATGACGTACATCAGGTCGGCGCCTTCGTGCGCGATGTTCAGCAGGTCCTGTTGGCTGAGCGCGTAGAGCAGCTCGCGCAGCTCTTCGTTGATGAGGCGCATCCGCAACCGGATCTCCTCGTCCTTGATGCCCTTCGGTTCGTCCCGTACTGGAACGTCGCAGGCCTTGTGGAAGGCCCGTACTGATTCGATCTCGTGGTGCACGTTTTACCTCTCTTGTCAAGGGAATTTTGCCTTCGGGGCCGCAGGGGGGCGCCCACCCCTCTTTGACGTAGGGGTGTACAGGGGTGCGCCAGAAAACCCTCCTCCGCCCCGTTTCTTTATGCCTTTTGGGGGTGCGCAGGGTTCGCGCACCCCCCCCCTCGGCCTTGATCGTCGTCAGGGGAGCGCGTTCCCCCTGCGGGCCCTCTCGATGAGGGGGTCGGCCAGCCCTGCGCGTGCGAACGCCTCGGCCCGCAGGACGCAGGAGTGACAGGCGCCGCAGGGAGGGAAGGTCCCGTGGTAGCAGGTGTGCGTCAGGGCCAGTGCCCGCCATGCGTGCCCTCCAAGGTCGTGCATCAGCTGGATGCTCTCGTCCTTGGGCACGCGCAGGAGCGGCGTGCGAATGCTCAGCTTGGTGTAGCCTTCCAGCGCAGCGTTGATTGCCTGGCCCATTGCCTCCACGAAGGCTCCCCGGCAATCGGGGTAGTTCGCATTGTCCTCCTCGCACACCCCGAGCCACAGCGCGCCAAAGCCCTCGGCGGCTGCGACGCACGCAGCGATGGTCAGGAACAGCATGTTGCGCCCGGGAACGAAGGTGCGCTCCACGCGATCCCCGATGATCTTCTCCATCGACTTGTAGTCGGTGTACGTTTCGAGCGTGGAGGAGGAGTTCAGCGGGCTGTTCCCCCCGAGCAGGTTGGGGATTGCCAACGTGCGGTGCGCGACACCGAAGTGCCGCGCGATGTTCGCCGCGGAATCCAGCTCGAGCCGATGCCGTTGCCCGTAGTCGAAGGACAGGGCTTCGACTTCGTCGCTTGGAGACCACCGCTTCCTTTCCAGCGCCAGCGCAAGGCAGGTTGTCGAATCCTGTCCGCCGCTCAATATCACCAGGTGTTTCATCTCATGTCCTCCTACAGGTGTTCCTTCCTGACCGTGGCCGAGCGGTCAGGTCCCTCTTCCACGGTCACCTCGCTGATGATGCGAAGCACCGGGGTGCCGTCGTGGAAGCGCTGGGCAGCGGATGCACGCTCCACCAACACCTCCAGCTTTTGGCTGATGAGCTGTGCCAGGCGCTCTGCCGTTGCCCGATGACCGCCGTCCGTGACCTCCGGCAACAGGGACAAGTTCTTGTCCCTGTAGGGGGCGCACAGCTCGACCAGCGCCTCGTCGGCGACGAAGTACGGCAGGACCTCCGGGATGGTGATGACGCTGATCTGCACCGCCCACGAATGCCCGTGGATCTCCTCGAGCAGGCCGAGGACTGTGGGCAGGGACAGTTCCTTGGCGTCGCGGAGCATGGCCAGCTCATCGTACTGCTGCTGGCCGTTGAAGTGGGATGCGTTGAAACGCACAACCACGGAGTAGGTTTGCTGGTTCACAGTTCCCCCGACAGTTCGACTTCACCCTCGAAACGCGCCATGGCATCGCGCAGGCGCTCCAGATTCCCCTCGCTGAGGAGGGGCTCATACCCCGGGACGTCTTCGACGTACGCCGGGAACAGGGGGACGTGGTACGTCCCCGCACGTTGCAAGCCGAGGCTGATGGCCCCGCAGTAGAAGTCGCTGTAGACCATCACGCCGGCGTGGTTCGTGCGGCTGAAGTACGTCAACGTCTCCTGAAACACCCGCCACCGGTTGGGGATGCCCGAGTCGTAGTAGGGCATTTCGTCCCACAGCATCTCCGGCACGATGCCCAGCACGCCTGTGGCGATCGCCAGGTACCAGGATTTGCTGGGGAACAGGTTCTTGACCGCGGTGTGGAGTGGTGACGGGTACGGCTTGTCCGCGGCACAGGGAACGATGACGCACGCCGTCTTGCCCTTGGGCGGCACGAAGGTGCGCAGACGCGCGAGGTACGTCTGGACTTCCTTGCGCGAGAACGCTGCGTTGGTGGTGACGATGAATTCCCGGCTTTGCCGGTAGTCCCCACGACCGAAGGGCGTGGCCCACTCACGGTCCACCTTCCACAGGGCATCCACGCATTCGGGACGGAAGCCGCAAAGCACTTCCACCAGCGTGCGGTCCTGGCGGAACCGCTGCGCATTGCCGACGATGCCGTTGCTGCTGCACGCGAGCACGCGGTGCACGTAGACATCATGCTCGAAGAAGTTCTGGCTCCCGTGGCATTCCGCCCCGAGGTAGCACAGCAGGGGGATCCAGGACGAGGGGGCGTTGACGACCAACACCGGGACATCCGGCGGGGTTGTCGCCACCTGCTCGAAGACGTGCAGGTAGCCGCCATAGCGGTCCTCATACGTGTCCCCGCTGGGCAGTTCAGTCAGGTCGATTTTCATAGCTCGGTCCTTATCTTGCTTCCCTTGTCGGTCTTGATGACCACGAGCTGCCCACCACTGCAGTTGAAGTCCAAGGAGCGGTGGTCAGCAATGAAGATGCGACGTTGATAGCGCGTCGCCCGCTCTTCCAGAGTTTGCAACAGGTTCTTGATTCCTCCTTCACTCAGCCAATTGCTGGGCTCATCCCAGAACTCGAAGTCCGGGGATACCCCGGAACGCGCACTCAGCAGGTTGCTGATCCCCAGCTGAACCGCCAGCCGCAAACGCTGCGACTCCCCACCTGACCAGGCCTCCCACGGGACGGCCGTGCCCTTCGTCTCGGGCCCCTGCACGTTGACGAGGAAGCCCCGCTTGACTCCACCGCCCTTCGTCTCCTTCTCCACCGCGAACTCGATGCTCCAGTCCACCAGCCCCAGCTGCACCAGGCATTCGTTCGCTTCGGCGTTGAGCTGACGCAGGCTCTCTTGGATCAGGAAGAAGCGGATGTCCTTGAGCTGCTTTGCCCAGAAGCCGAAGGCGTTCTCATGCCACTGTGCGTCAGTCCTCGCCTCCTTCGCCTTCGCAAGCTGTTGACGCACGCGCTTCTCTTGCTTGGCGAAGAGCTTGCGTTGACGTTCCCACGGACTCTCGTCGTCCCTGACCTCGCGCACCCGATCCCGCTTCTGCTTGATGCGCTCTTGGAGAGTCGTCAGGTGGGACCGCTGCAGCTCGAGCATCTGCAGGGCCTTGCTGTTGTCCGGCAGCTGCTCCTTGAACTCAGCCAGCTCCTCCTCGGCCTTCTGTCGCTTCTTCTTCACCTCCTTCCCGCGCTTGTCCAACACCCGCGCCTGCGCGCCCAACTCTACGAAGCGCGTCCGAAGGTGCAACCGATGCTGCCGCACGGCCTCGGGGCGAACCTCCTGACCGCAGGCCCGACACTTGGCCCCGGCCTTGAGCATCCCTTGCTCCTCGCGCTCGAGGGCTTCGATAGCTGCCGCATTCGTTTCCTGCTCGTACCCGATGCGGCGGGATTGCTCCAGCAGCTCTAGCAACGTGCGCTCCAGCTCGCGCAGCTTCTTGTCGGCCTCCTTCCGATCAGCAGCCCATCCCTCCGCGTCGCGTCGCGTCACAGCAACGGAGCGTGCGACGCGCTCCGCCTCTTGCTCGAGCTCCTGTAGCTCCTGCGTCAGGGCGACGAGCTTTGCCCCCTGACGCGCCTTCCACTCGCGCTCGGCTTCGGTGAAGTCCTGCGCTTTCAGCCCCTGGAGCTGCCCCTTGAGTTCGGAGACGCTCAGGGAAGCCGCGCTCAACTCCTGCGCGAACTCCTTCTGCAAAGCAGCCGCGGTGCGTGCCTTCTGCTCCCAGAACTCCAGCCCCATGATCTCCGCGTAGAGCTCCATGCGCGACGCGGGGGACAGGTCGATGAAGGCGGGGGAGAACTGCGCGAAGTAGCAGGTGTGCAAGAACGCATCGGGGGACAGGCGTACGTAGGCATCCACCTCGGCTTGATCGACCTCCTTCCCCGACAGGGACAGGGTGATGCCTCGCGCACGCACGCGCTGCACCACGTCCTTCCCGAACTGCAGCTCGACCCGGCACGGTCCCTTGTAGCGCCAGGCCTTGACGTTCTCCCCTTTCAGGTTGCGCGACGTCTTGCCGTACAGGGCCCAGTAGACGGCCTCGAAAAGCGAGGACTTGCCCGCCCCGTTCGCCTCGAGATCGGGCTCCACCTCGTTGACCCCGGACACAAGATAGAGCCCGGGAGCGAAAGCGCCGAGGTCAAGCGTCTGCGGGCTGCGGAAGCTGCGAAAGCCTTCCAACGTCAGTCTCTTCAGCTTCATCTTGATCCTCAGTCGGGTCGATCAGCACCATCTTGGCCTGCGTCTTGATGAGCACCTTGCGCGCCTGGTGGACGCAGCTTACGAAGCCCACTGGGGTGAAGACGTGGTGCGCCCACTGGTGCGTCTCGTCGTCCACCCACACCACGTCCTTGAGCTCCATGCACAGGGGAACGTGCCACACCCGATACCGCATCCAATCGTCAGGGGGACCTCCCGCCATGATCCTCATTCGTCCTCCTCCTCGAGCAGCTCGCGCCCGATCTCAAACATCGCCGGGTCGACCCCTTGCTGCTTGCAGTAGCGTCGCAGGACATCAACGTGACTCTCCTGCTTCGTTGCCTTCAGCAGCACGGGCCGCATCTTCTTGACCTCCTTACGTGAGAGGGAGACGCCGGCAAGGACCACCCCACGCTTTTGGCACCAGCGCAGGATGAGCTGCTTCTGCTCTTGCCACTCCCCCAACTCACTCTCGCGCAGGGCCAGCTCGACCTTGAGCATGTCCCCTTGACGCAGGGACTTGCCTTGCTCCTTGATCTCGCTCGCGTGCGTCAGGGTGAGCTTTGCCTTCTGGATGTTCGGCAGGGGGACGTCCACGCGCTTGCCCAGCGGGAAGGCGATAGCACGGCCGGTGAAGCTGTCCCCGAAGCGCACAGGGTAGGGGGCTCCCACGTACTCGACCTTGCCCACGCGCTGCGGCACGTGGACGTCCCCTGCGAGAATCTTGCCGCGCAGCCCTGCGAACAGGTCCGCGGTAAGCTCCGACTCGAGCCCGACCCCCGATTCCGACCGCGCCCCTGCGACCGTTGCGTGCATCAGGATGAACTGAGCCGAGTCCAAGTCCACGTCCCCCCAGTCGTTGACGAAGTCCCGGGTGTGCGGCAGCACTACGACACGCTTGTCCACGTAGGTGAGTGCCGTCGGTTCGGTGAACACCCGAATCCACGGTACGTGGTTGAGGAAGCGGAAGTACGGCACGCGCGGGTCGATGCCGTCGTGGTTCCCCTTGATGATGAATACCTCATTCAGCGGGGTGGTCTTGCGCAGCTTGGCCAGCTCGTCCACGAAGCGATTGACCAGCCGACTGCTGTGGTAGTCCTTAAACTCGGTAACGTCACCGAGAATCCACAGGGCGCTTAGGTACGAGTGCCTTGAGAAGAATTGGCCGAGGGCTGCGAACAGGCCCCACCGATACTCGTCCGTCACCCGATCTGTCAGGTGCAGGTCGCTTACTAGGACGCTTCCATTCATCGGTAGTGAACACCTCATCAAACCAGTAGACGTATGCGTCCGTCTGCGGGCCGAGCACGATGCACTTCGGCTGCAGGCGGACACCCCACTCGTTCTCCAGCGACGCTCGCCCCTTGACCGTGGTCAACATCAAGGCGGGGAAGCCGTTCTCCTTGGCAATCAGCATCGGGATGCGACGTTGCTCGACCACGCTGCGGGCCGATTGAATCGTCACGAGCAACGCGGACCAGAACTTGGCCAGGTTGCCGATGTCCGTTGCCATCAGGAAGTTCTGCACGCCGAGCGCCTTGTAGAACTTGCACTCCACGTGGAATCGGTCGAGGAACGGCAGGCCCACCCGATGGATGGCGCTGATGTCCCCGGCCTGCGCACCCCGATCCTTGCCCTGACGCCTCCCGATGGTCGCCCGGCCCCCACTCATCGCGGAACGCCAGAAGACGTCATCGCGCTTGCCGCGCGACACCCAGAGGCTCAGGGCCTTGCAGACAAGGCGCTCGAATCCCGCGCCCTTCTGCTTACCACCCCCCTTCTTCATCGGTCAGCCCCCGAAGTGTTCGTCAAACAGGCGCTCCATCCACGCGATCTGCTTGTCCGAGAGTTGCTCGAGGGTGTTCCGCTTCCGATGGTAGACCAGCGTGCGGATGAAGTCATCCTCGCGGTCGCTGATGTCCACGGTATCGAGCAGGCCTTCCAGCCGGTCGATCTTGCCTTGCGTACTAACCATGACGGACCTCCAGAGCGTGGACCCGTTCCAGCCAGACCTTCTCCGCGGCCGCCCACGCATCAGCCGCGTTGCTAAAGCTCCCCTTGGTCGACCAGCGGATGTAGGTCCACAGGCCATCGAGCATCTGCTCCTCGCAGACGTGATAGCAGCCCATGACGGACTCCAGGTCCTTGCGGAAAACGCCATCGACTCGCTTCAGGATGACGACCCGGCGCATGTTGTCCGGCGGGATGTTGAAGGTCCAGGTGATCTGGCTGGCGTGGTGCAGCATCTGCGGGTTACTCATACTTCCTCCCCTTCGGCAGGAATGCCTTCTCGATCTCGAACCATGCCGCCTGCACCGCCTCGCGCGTGCTGTCGTGCGTCAGGGGCGCCTTCTTGCCGCAGGCCGCGAGGAAGTCCCGACTAGCGGCCTTGTCGTCAATGCCGTAGCCGAAGACGATCTTGAACTCGCACTCACGGAACGGCATGCCGATCTTGTTCTTCTTGCACTTCGCGCGGATGTTGACGCCGACGGTGCGGGTGATCTTGTTGATCGTCTTCTTGACCTGCCCGATGTTCGCCAGCCACAGGATCTGCGAGGCGTAGAAGTCCAGCGCCTTGCCCCCGCTGCGGGTGTGCTTCTCGCCGAAAGCAACCCCGATGTTGTCCCGCACCTGCGAGATGATGAGCACGAGCGTCTGGCTGCGCTCGAGTGGCTTGATGAGACGACGGAACAGCTGCCCGAGCTGCTTCGGCTTGGAAGCGCCGTAGGTCGAGTCGCTGATCTTGCGCTCCTGCTCCGCCTTGTCGGACAGGGCATCGAGACTGTCGACCACGTAGATGCCCGGGCCGGGACGCTTGATGAAGGTCAGGAGGTCCTCGAAAAGGTCCTCCACGGTCGAGACGTCAGGCCGGTGCACCCCCTCCATGTCCAGGCCGAGGGCACGCGCGTACTCGTCATCGAAGGCGGCCTCCGTCTCGCAGTAGGCCATCTTGCCGTCGGGGAACTGACGCCTGAAATTGGCGAAGGCTTCGATTGCCAGCAGCGTCTTGCCGGTGCTCTTGTCACCGACGAGGTTGGCCATGCGGCCGAGGGGCCAGCCTCCACCGAGCACGCAGTCGAGCACCGCGCACCCTGACGAGACGAAGCTGAGGTGTGTCTTCGGGGAGGAGAAGAACAGTCCCCCCTCTTTCTTCAATACGGGACGAGGCATCTGCTTTCCTTGTTGGTTGTCGAAAAAGGGAGGCCCCTCGAAAGAGGCCTCCCTTCGTGCCGCCGGGGACTGGCTACTTCTTCAGCTTCTTGATCTTGTCCTTCCAGGACTTGCGCTTCGGCTCGTCCTCCTCGTCGTCCTCGTCCTCGTCGTCGTCCTTGGCCTTCTTCTTGCGCTTCGGCTCGTCCTCCTCGTCGTCCTCGTCCTCGTCGTCGTCCTTGGCCTTCTTCTTGCGCTTCGGCTCGTCCTCCTCGGCCTCGTCCTCGTCGTCGTCCTTGGCCTTCTTCTTGCGCTTCGGCTCGTCCTCCTCGTCCTCGTCCTCGTCGTCGTCCTTGGCCTTCTTCTTGGTCTTGGGCTTCTCGATGCCGAGCTCCTCGCAGATGTGATCGGCGGCGTCTTCGAGCGAGTCGAATTCCTGGTCGAGATCGACTTCGTGCTCCTCGGCCAGCGCCGTCAGGTCCTCCTCGTCCAGCTCATGCACCTCCTCCCAGGTCGGGAGCCCCTTGGCCTTCTTCTTGGGCTTGGCCGGCTTGTCGTCGTCCTCGTCCTCGTCGTCGTCCTTGGGCTTGCCCTTGGGCTTCTTGTTCAGCGTGCCGCGCTTGGCCGGCTTGTCGTCCTCATCGTCCTCATCGTCTTCGTCCTTGGCCTTCTTGGCCTTGGCCTTGTCCGCCTTGGCCTTCTTGGCCTCCTTGCTTTCGGTGATCTCGCCGCCGAAGGCTTCGCGGATGTGATCGTACTCGGCGAACTGCAGGACGTCGGGAATCGGGTTCTCGATGATGTACTGCATCCACTTCTCGTGGTCGTCCTCGTCCTCGGACAGGGGCGACGGCCGCCGGTCGATCTGCACGCCGGTGTACTCGAAGAACTGCGCCTTCTTGACCTTCTCGAACGAGACGTCATAGCCGTCCTCGGGCGAGTCGATGGCGAGGACGCCCTTCGTCTTCTTGTCGAACATCAGGGCGGCGATGTCCCTGTCGACCGTCCACGGCATGACCCACAGCTGCGGGCCTTTGCTCTCCTGCGCCCGGTCGATGATGTAGACGGCGACGCGCTTCTTCGGTTTCAGCTCGTTCGCCACGTCGTCGTCGCCGCGCTTGTCGGCCTCCATGCGCTCCTCGCAGATCGGGCAGGGCTCCTTCTTCATCTGCTCGAGGCACAGGTAGGACGAGTTGTCGGGGCCGATCTGGTAGTGCGCGAACAGCTGGTACCCGATGGCGTTGGCCCCGTCCCAGGTCGGGGGCAGGAGGCGGATGGTGTTCTCCCCCTCCTTCGGCTGCCACGTCTTGACGTCCGAACGGACGAAGCCCTCGCGCGCCCCACCCTGCTGGTGTTGGCGCTGATGCACTTCGTCTGCCGTGCGCGGCCGGTACTGGAACTTCGGCCGCTTGCCGGTCCCGGGGCGTTCCTTGTCTTTGCTCTTGAACTTCATAGGTCCTCCGTTAGAACGAGTTGGGCTTGGCGACGGCACGAACCGCTGCCATGAAGCCCTGCTGAAGATGGGTTCGCGCGATGCTCACCCACCGCTGGTCGTGCGCCGGATCGCTCTGAAGCTTCTCGATCATGGCGCCGACAACCTGGCCGACATCCTTGATGCCGTTGATCTTGTCCACCTCCGCCTGACTCAGGCTGCGGTAGCCCTGAATCGGGGGAGGGTCAAACATCTCCCCCTGCGGAGTTGCAGGGGACCCGCTGTAGAAGTCGTGCATGCTTTACCTCTCTTGGTTGCTCTGCGTTGCTGTGATGGCCGGTCACTCGTCGTCGCCCTGTGCCCTCCTCTTGCGCCAGGCTGTCTTGGCCATGCTGGCCTTGGCATCCTTGACTGCGGTTTCCCCACCCTTGACCGTCACGCGGTCGAAGTAGCCGGAGACGTACAGGCTCCCCAGCTCGCGCAGCATCTTGCCGCGCTGGTCATAGCTCTCCTTCAAAGCGTAGAGCGTGTCGGCCCTGCGCTTTGCGTCGGCAAAGGCTTCGTGCGCCGAGATGTGTGCGTCGTCCTGGATGACGAGGTCGCCGATCTTCTGCTCCGACGTCCGCTCCGCAGCCTTTGCAGCCTTCTTGCGGTAAACCGCGGCTAGCTGCGCATCGGTGCGTGCCAGCTCCTCCTTCGCGGCATCACGTTGCGAGGCCGCCAGCACGTACTCCTCGGACACGCGCAGGTAGAGGAAGGGCTGGCGCAGCATCTCCTCGTCCAGGCTGTCGCGGTCGATCTGCAGCGCGCCGCGCAGCTCGGTGATCGGGTCAGGCTTGCCTTTGAGCTTCATGGTTCAGTCTCCGAAGAGCAGTGATGCGATGGACAGGAGCAGCGGCCCCTTGCCTTCGCTGGGGTTGTACGTGCCAGAGAAGGCGTGCAGCACCGCCGCGAGCCGTACCGCCTGCTTCTCTCCCTGTGTGCCGAGGAGTGCTTTCGTCGCGTAGTTGTAGATCGTCAGGCGCACCCCTTCCATGTTGCCTTCGTCCATCCCTTCGACCAGCCGGCGAGCCTCGTCCCACCCGAAGCCCTGTCCCTTGACGATGAGGCGCGCGAGGGCGATGGCCCCCTCGGACTGCTCGACCGAGTCGATCAAGGACAACACCTCGTCCTTGCTTTCGGCAGCCGCGCAGGCGTTCAAGAACGACAGGGCGCGACGCGGTGAGCCCTCGGCCTTGCGTGCGATCAAGCCGACCAGCTTTGCCCCCAGCGTGATTCCCTCGGACTCCGCGATCCCTTCGAGCCACTCCGCCAACGTGTCGGGGCGCACCGGCTTGAGCGAGTACGCGAGGCAGCGCGTCTTGATCGTCTCCGGCACCTTGTCGGGCTCGGTCGTGCAGAACACCCAGAAGACGTGCGCAGGGGGCTCTTCGATGCTCTTCAGCAGGGCCTGCCACGCCGGCTTGCTCAGGGAGTGGCACTCGTCCATGATGATGAGGCGCGGGGCTTCCCCCCACCCGCGGAAGGGAAGGGTGCTGAGGATGCTGCGAACCGACTCGATGCCGGAGAAGGATGCCGCGTCAATCTGACTGATGTTCTCCGGCAGGACCTTCATCTCCCGTGCTATCAGCCGGGCGATTGTCGTCTTCCCTGTCCCGCTGGGGCCGGTGAACAGAAAGGAGTGCGGCCGTGTCTTGTTGCGGATGGCCGTCGTCAGGCTGCGCACCACCGCTTCCTGACCCACCAGCTCCTCCCACGTCTGCGGGCGGTACTTGAGGATCAGGCTGGATGGTGTCGGGGAGTCTGGCGCTTTCTTCTTGAGCATGGGAGTTCTCCAAAGCAGCGAAGTACAGGTACATCTGGTACAGGAAACGGCTGGGGCTGTCCGCCGGGGTGTTGCAGATGCGCAGGGCGACGGGGCCCAGCGGCGCGATGACCATGTCCAAGTCCGTGAGCTCCCCCGTAAAGCGGAGCCCCCCTTGGCAGATGTCCGAGGTCACTTCCAAGCGCATGGCTACTCCTCCTTGAATTGTCGGGTGTCGAAGACGGCGATGTCCTCGAGATCACCCCAGTGGGTGCCGACGCTGACCTCGACCGTCAGCGGGACGTTGATGAAGGAGAAGCTGCAGGTCGTCATCACCGAGGCCGCCGTCTCGATGTCCTGCTCCACCGTTGCCTTGGGAAAGCGGAACGTCAGGTCATCGTGGACGTTCTTGATCGCTTGCAGCTGTGGGCGGTTCTTCCTGTACGCGAGCTCGGAAAGGCGCGTCATGCCGTCGACCACGATGTCCGATGCCGTCCCTTGGATCGGGCTGTTGATGATCTGGTTGAGGGTGAGCGGGCCATGACGACGCTTGCCGGTGAGCAGCTCCACGTACTTGTGCTCCTCGTAGAAGGAGAGGAGGCGCTTCTGCCACTTCTTGACCCCTGCGAACTCGTCCCAGAAAGCAGCGTAGAGATGCCTGAGCTTGTGCGCGGGGATCTTCAGCGCCTTCGCCACCGACTCGAGCTGCGAACCGAAGAACAGGGGGAAGGTCCAGACGTTCTTGACGTCCGACCGGAACAGCTTGAGGATCTTGGCGTCGTCCCCCTCCCCCTCCTTCTCGAAAGGGTCCAGCACGTAGGGGAAGTCCTTGGAGATGCGCTTCGCCCAGTCCTGATGGATGTCATAGCCTTCCCACAGGGACGAGACCAGCCGACGGTCCTCCGAAGCCATGGCGATGACCCGGGCTTCGATCTGCCCGAAGTCGATGGCCACCATGAGCTCCCCCTCACCGACGGACATTATGTTGCGGATGTACTTCTTGCCGCCGCGCTTGGGGAAGTTCTGTCCGTTCGGATCGTCGGACGCGAGCCTGCCGGTCTCCGTGCCGAACTGATTGAAGTTCGGGTGCACCAGGCCGTCTGCGTGGATGTGCTTACCGCCGGGACGGAAGGGAGCGATGTACGTGCTCAGGAGCTTGCTGACGCCACGCAGTTCGAGGATCGCCGCAGCAACCGGATGCTTGATGTTGGAAAGCACCTCCTCGTCCGTGCTGTACTTGTCCCCCCGATACCCCTCCTTGCGTCGCAGGAAGTCGCGGAAGAACTCGGGGACGTCGGCGTTGCTCGCAGGGTTGAACTTCCGCCCTGATTGACGCTCCCACGCGCGGACGTCCTTGTTGCGTGCGATGCGCAGCTCGACCTCCTGCTGCTCTGCCGTCAGCTTGACCCCGTACTCCTGCACCTTGTCGGGGTCAACGATCCAGCCTTTGCTTTGCATCCACGCGAGGGACGCAGGGCGTGCCGTCTGCATCACGTAGACGGTGTGCAGCTTCTCGTCCATCAGCTGCCGCCCTTGCAGGCGCGCGAGCTGGTGGCAGTACTTCGTGTCCAAGGCGTTGTACTCGAGCACCTTGTCCAGCGGTTCGAGATCGAGCGCCTTGACGTTGACGGAGGTCAGCGCCTTGACGTTGATGGCCATGGTCGCCATGCACCGATCCTCGAGCGACTTGCGCCACTGCTCGTTCAGGATGTGTGACTGAACCATCGTGTCGTTCCACTCGGCATGGAACAGGATGCCCGGGTCCTTGAAGAGCCACAGCAGCCACTCGAGCTCGAACTTGGCATTGTGCGCCCAGATGGTCTTGCCGCTGGTCAGGAACTTCCACAGCATCTTGAGGAGCTGTGCCCGTTCCTTCTTCGTCCACTTCGACTCCCGATGGTCGAGGCAGAAGGCGTAGCAGTGCGTCCACGTGCCGACGGCGACGCTCAGGATGCGCGTGTCCTTCATGTACGGGCGGATGCCTGTCGTCTCGAGGTCGATGGAAACCTCGCCCTCGAAACCATCCAGCACCTGCTCGATCTCCCGCAGCCCCTCCTCACCCCAGGCCTTCTGCCAGGTCACGCCGCGCTTCGCGTCCTCGGGCTTGGGAAGTCTTGGGGACCTGACCTCCTCCTTGACGAAAGCGCACGCCTCGCGGATGTCGTGCTCGAAGATTTCGAGCATAGCCTCCCCGTCCCTCTTGTCGTTCTGCTTGCGCATGACATAGGACGGATGCAGCATGGGGAAGAACCAGCAGACGTGCGTGCCGACGCGGATCGGGATGCGCATCCCGCGCCAGGCCGTGATCTGGTCCGCGGTGGGGACGGCCCAGCGCAGGGGAGTCGCCCCGAACCCGAAGATGGCACGTGGCCGATGCTTCTCGATGTCCTCGACTTGCAGGCGCGAGCAGCAAGCGATCTCCTGCTCCGTCGGCGTGCGATTGTCAGGGGGACGGCAGCGGATTGTGTTGTTCCAGCGCAGGTCCTTCTTGATCCACCCCGGCAGGCGCACCCTCAAGAACGTGCCTGCCTTGCCGATGAACTGCTCCCCCTGCGCGTCTTCGTTCGCATCCGGGGCCTCCCCGAGGATGTACACGCCCCCCTCCTTGTCGGAGCCGGTGGGGAGCATCTTCGGGTGCTCGAGGTTCTTCTCCTCCGCGTTGAGAGGGCATGTCGCGCACGACTTCTCCATCTCGAAGAGGGGCGGCTGGCCCAGAGCCCCCTTTCGTGCTTTCGTCATCAGGAAGCCCATGCTCAGCTCCCGATGTTGGAGACGAGAGCCTCGAACCCGTCCTGCCCGCGCAGGGCAAACACCGCGGTGTTGAAGGCGATGCTGTCTGCGTACTCGAGCAAGGGCAACAAGCGCTGCCCCTCGACCACAGCCTGCGCCTTGACCCCCTCTTCCTTGGTGGGGTGGCGGTCCTTCACTTCCCCGAGCGACCCGATGGCGGTGAGAGCCAGGCCATTGTCAGGGTCGAGGGTTGCCGTGACCTTCTTGATGGGCTCGTCCCGCATGACGAGCACGGCGCGGGCAAACGACCCTTGCATCCCCGCCGGCTTCTTGATCCACCCCTTCTCGGGCATCTTCTCCCGCAGGATCTTCTCGATGGGCATAGGGGCATCGAGCATCAGACGCGAGTACAGCGTCGCTTTGCCGAAGACGACCCGCACCCAATCTTTGAGCACCTCGGCCTTACCGTCACCGAGGCTGCCGCGCAGGGAGATGAGCTGCTCGCAGAACCCTTTCGGTACGAGCAGCGTAGCGTCGCCGCTGACCTTCTGCTTCTTGACCACGCTGCGCGTGATGCAGACGGCGTTGGACGACAGGAACTCGATCGCCCCCGCTTTCTTGTTCAGCTTGACGAGCACGCCGGTCAGCGCCTTCTGCATGGCGTCCTCCCCGACCGTCATCAACGCACGCGCAAGCCCTTCGGTGAGCTCCTTCGTCACCGTGAACTCGGCAAGCACGTCGCCCTTCGGCTCCTTGAAGATGAACGCGCTCTCGGGAAGGCTCTTGAGCGTCAGGCGCGAACGCCCACACTTGAGCATCACCTCCCCCTCGCGCTCGTCGTTTACTTCCACCGGCTTGTTCGGAGGGAACGTGCCCAGCGCCGACAGGACGAGATCGCCGCGCAGCGCCCCGGTGAACGGGAAGTCCATGGGCGTGGACACCGCGGTTATATCGTTGAAGGCCAGCACGCGCTCCTTCCCTGCGTCGAAGCAGAAGTGCGTCAGGACGGGGATGAACTCGATGGAGCTCAGCGAGGACTTGATTCGCCCGAGCACCTCGAGCATTTCGGTGGGGGTCATACGCTCTCCTTGAATTGGTCGCGAAGCAGCCGCATGGTCAGCTTGCGCCCGCCGGTGTAGAAGGTGCCGAGATAGCACAGGTGGTCCACAGCCCCGAGCTTCTTCAACGTGTCGAAGGTGTCATTGATGGTGCGCCAGATGCCGCCTTCGGTGATCCCCGAGGTGTAGTAGTAGAGCTGGTACTCATCGTAGTTCATGCGCTCGCGGTGGTACCGGACGAGCGCCGCCGTCTTCTGGTCCATGAAGTGGTAGTTGATGACGGAGCGCGTCCAGTGGTCCGTGCGGATGTCCTCCGCGCTGAAACCAAGGGATTGCGCGTAGGCCATCGCCTCGTCGCTGATGACCTTCGGCAGCACGTCCACGTGTCGGTTGTTGGTCGCGCGTCCCTCCGTCACAGGAACAGCGAACGGGGTTGCCAGGTAGTTGTAGCCGTCGCCGTGCGCTGCCCTGCGCGGGAGCATGAGCTGTCCGTAGTTCGCCCACACCCGCGCCGTGGAGCTGTCCACGCTGTACCATGGGTAGCGCTTCAACACCTCGAAAGAGGCCACAGCAAAGCCGTGCACCTTCCACTTCGGCCGCCCCTTCGCGTCGCAGATCATGCGGAAGAAGGCGTCACCGTAGGGGTAGAAGCGCTTCTTCGTCATCGTCGACCCGAGGCCTCCGATGCCGATGTAGTCGGTGGTCTCCATGTACTTCTTGAGCCAGGAGTCCTCGGCGCCGAAGTGGATGACCGGCATCGGATGCAACCCCTGACGCAGCATCTCCCTGTAGAGGTCCCAGGTCACCTTCGGCTGGTAGATGGCATCCAGCGTGACGTAGAATCGGAAGTGCTGCCCGAAGGTGCGCAGGAACTCCATGTATTCGTCGAAGTACTTCTGGAACTCCTTCGTCTTCGTGTACTCGAAGTTGCTGTGCTGCGAGGCGTCGGCCCCGACAAGCTTCTTGGCCCCGTTCAGCTTCGGGGCAAACTCCCTGTGGTAGATGGAGAAGGCGCCGGAGTCCAATGCCACCGGTATTGGGTGTTGCGGTGGCGGCTTCTTGATCCTGAGCGTTGGTTTCATTTCTTCACCTTGACGGCAATCACGGAGTCCTCCGCCTCATAGTGGTCCCAGGAAACGAAGGATGTTCCACCAGCTAGATCCATCAGGCGGAACATCCATGTCCCCGGGTTGGTTGATCTGAAGCTTAGGTCGTCGACCTTTAGATGCGCGTTGGTTCCGAGGGATGCAACGCACGGGATTCTTGCGACGACGACAGGAATAAAGCGAGCCCTTCGACACAACCCGCTTGTGGCTACGAGCTGTGCGAAGGACGCGCGGAAGCTAAGGCTGCACCAGAAGCCCTCTTTCAGGCAGTACTGCATGGACGACACCCACTGCTCGAAGCCCGCCCCGTCAAAGCTCTGGTTCGCCCCGAAGTAGATGTGCCGCGGGCCGATAGGGCATTGGTCAAGGAAGCTCGAGATATCGGGGATGGTGTGCCTGCCGACCAGAAAGAGGGTAGGGAGTCCGAAGGCTGGTGTGGCCTCCAACTCCCTACCGAAGTATGCCGTCACCTCCACGCCTGCCCGCCTGCGCAGGTTCTTGTAGGGGCGCATGGTTCCTCCTAGACCACGCCGGTCCTCAGGGACAGGAACTCCGACCGCACCCGCTGGTCCTCGCGGAACACCCCGAGCAAGGAAGACGTCAGGGTGATGGCCCCGGGTGTGTTGACTCCACGGCTTTCCATGCAGAGGTGGCGGCACTCGATGAGCACACCGACACCCAGAGGGTCGAGGCACTCCTGGATGGCCTCGGCGATCTGGCGCGTCAACCGCTCCTGCACCTGCAAACGTCGCGCGTACAGCTGCGCGACGCGAGCAAGCTTGGACAGGCCGACGATGCGATTCCGAGGGAGGTACCCGATATGCGCCTTACCGAAGAAGGGCGCGAGGTGATGCTCGCAATGCGAGTAGATCGGGATGTTGGCGACGACCACCATCTCGTCATAGCGCTCGGCGCCATCGGCAAAGGTCTTGAGCAAGGACTTGGGATCCTGCCCCACCCCCGCACACCAATGGCGCCACGCTTTGTACACCCGAGCGGGTGTGTCCTGCAGTCCTTCTCGCTCGGGGTTGTCCCCGCAACAGGTAAGGAGAAGCCCCCTTACGAGGGCTTCTCCCTTTTCCTGCTGACGGCGTTGCCTCTCGCCGTCGTCCTGCATCAGGACATCTTGCCGAGGTTGCGCAGGATGCCGATGATGCGCTGAGCGCGCTTGTAGTTCAGCTCGATCTGCGCGTGCCCCTTCGCCTTCTTGCCGAGCGTGGCGATGACCTTCTCCTCGACCGCCTCGAGCGACAGCTTCGGCGCCTTGCAGACGATGTTGAGCGTCAGGTCGGAGACCGACACGCGGGGGCTGTCGTCCTCCTCGGCCTTGGCCTTGCGCTTGGCCTTCGGGGACTCCTCCTCGTCCTCGTCCTTGCGCTTGCCCTTGGCCGGCGCCTTCTTCGCCGCCTTGCCGCCGCGCTTGGCCTTCGGGGCCTCCTCCTCGTCCTCCTCCTCGGCCTCGGCCTCCTCGTCCTCCTCGGCCTTGGCCTTGGCCTTGCCGCGCTTGGCCGGCTTCTCGTCCTCCTCCTCGGCCTCGTCCTCCTCGGCCTCCTCGGCCTTGGCCTTGGCCTTGCCGCGCTTGGCCTTCGGGGCCTCCTCCTCGGCCTCGCCCTCCTCGGCCTCGCCCTCGGTGCCCGGCAGCGCCGGCGGGTCCTTCTCGGCGTTCAGCGCTTTCACCGCCTTCTCGTACCAGGCCTTGGCCGGCTTCGAGAGCTCCTCGTACCCGTCCTCGTCCATGCCGGCGACAGCTTCGGCGATGCGGCCAGCGAACTCGACCGGCGTCTCCTTCTTCTTCATCGGCTTGGCACCGGTGGCCTCGAGCAGTTCCTCGGCGACGTTGACTTCGGCTTGGGCTTTCTTCGTTGCCATGATTGTCCTCCTGGACTTGTTTGGCAAAATGCCGCAGGGCCGCTGCGGCGCCGGGTGTTACTCCTTGACGACGATCTCAGCGGTCAGCATCTGCGCACGCAGACGCTCCGCCGCACGGATCGCGCTGTTCTTGCGGGTGTAGTTCTCGGAGTGAAACAGGATCTCCCCGTTCCGCCCCCGCACGCGAACCCACCACTCCGGGGGGTTGGTGAAGAGGCACTTGCAGACTTCCAGCTTCAGGGTGCGGCGAGCCATGGTGCTTCCCTCCTCAGAGTTCGGCTGACGCGCTGCACTTGCGCGTCTCGCCTACGGTGACCTTGACGAGCTGCACGCCGGTGCCCTCGAGTTGCTTCGGGCCGATGACGTTGAGCATGTAGTCGGCGATGTTCTCCGCCGTCGGGTTGAACGGCACGGTGGTGACCGTCGGGTCGAGCTGTTGGAAGGCGCCGGCCTGCTCATCGTTGACCCACAGCAGCGTCCGGTGGTCCCAGTAGCGCTCGAGCCACAGGCAGAGCCTGTCCTTGATGACGCTGAAGTCGATGACCCGGCCGAGGTGGTCCAGCGCCTGTGCCTCGCAGTGGAACGTGAACAGGTAGTTGTGGCCGTGGATGTTGCGGCACTTCCCTTCGTGACCGACGACACGATGGCCGCACGCGATCTCGTGCTCGCGCGTTGCGGTGATCCTCATGCTTTCCTCCTGACGAGTTGCGGCCGTGACGACGGCCTCTTGAGTTGCGGGCGCCCCGACAAGGATTCACCGGGGAGCAGGGGCTTGATCTCACCGGAGTTGAGCATCCGCCTGATGGCGACCGCATTGTTGTGCCGCGAGAGGGAGGTCGGGTACAGGTCGTTGATCTCCCACCGCCCCGGCCGATGTTCCGCCAGAACGTCTTTGGACTCCACCGTCTTCCCCCCATGCGTAAGGAAGTCTTGGCAGCCACGGCTGTGCCTGCTGGTCATGCCAATCGTGGCGGGGAGCCCGAGGTTGTAGTACTCAACGTCATAGCCGAAGGGGCCGACGCCCGTCCCCTTGTCGGTCATCACGTGCCCCCGATGCAGACCGTAGTGGATCCACAGGTGAATCGGCTGACGTTGGTACGGTTGCAGGTCCTGAGGGCCCTTGATGATGCGCTCCGGCGTCTCGAAGGCGTGAGTGCGCGAGGGCCTTTGCTTTTCCTGCGGCCTGTTCCTGAGTTTGAGCTTGCCCATGGTCGACCCCTAGGACGTCAACAGCAGACGAAACGCCTGACCTCGGGTAATCTCCCCGGGATCGTCAGCCTCGCAGGTGCGACACAGGACGCGACGATTCGACAGCTCCGACAGGCTGGCCGCAAAAGCCGCCCCCTGCATCTCGGCGCCCTTGTCGAAGACGATGCAGGTGCGCAGGGCCGTCGGCAGGGAACGCAGCAAGTGCGCGAGCAGGATCTGCTGGTCATTCGTCACCGCGGTGCCGAAGGTGCACAGGACCGCGCATTTCTCGTCACGCAGCCACCAGTCGAGCTTCATCAGATCGAAGGGGCCCTCCACGATGAAGAGGACCTGGATCTTCTTGCGCGCCTTCTCGAGGTCCAACAGGTCGAGACCGCCGACCACGTGCTTGATTGCCCTCGCCTCGGACGCCCGATAGCGCAGGGTCTCGCTGCTCTTGATGCTGCGACCGACGTAGTCCACCAGCCGATCATCTGCGACGACTGGGTAGATGATTCGGTGCTTGAAGTCCCCCGACAGGCAGTAGTGGAGCTCGTGCCGCTCCGCAACCCCCTCCGCATCCTCGAACCCCCGATCATGGAGGTAGCGAAGGAACGGCGCGGCTGACAGGGTGTGCCCACCTGCCAGGGGTTTGAACTCCGATGGGAGACGCAGCCCGGTCGATACCAGCGAGGGGGCTGCTCGAGCGAGTGAGAACGGGCGGGGTTCGTCAGGGAACGACTTGCCCGCCAGCTGCACGATCTGCCTTGCCCTGGCGTTGCCGAACAGCTGGACGAGCAACGGCATCGGGTTGTTGCCCCGATGCGCGGGGTTGCGCCAGCAGCCCCAGGAGGGACGCGACTCGTTCAGGCTGAGGCCCATATGGTGGGAGGGATCGTCGTCGGCGCAGAAGGGGCATTTTATCGCAACGTTGCCCCTGACGACGCTGGGGCCCTTCTCCACGTAGGGCACACCGTTCTGCTCGCACACCTGCTTCCAGTTAAGCCGCATCAGCTACCTCCTTGCATCGAAGTCGACCCAGAAATTGACACGCTCCCAGCGCTGGATGCGCCTCTCACCGAGCAGGTGATAGAGCAGCCAGCCCGTGACCGCTGACAGGTACCGGACATTCCTCCGATCCCAGTAGATGTAGCGCGAGACGAAGTACACCTTCATAGCTTGACCTTCCCTTCGCAGACGGCCTCAAAGAGGTCCTTCCCTTCTTTGAGGTACTCCAGTATTCGCACATCCACTGCCTGGCCGCGACGCAGGGTCCCGACCAGATCGTAGAAGCGCACCTTGTGCTTTTGCCCCGGCCGCGCGAGTCGCTTGACGCACTGCTTCCGCGTGCTAGGGCTGCTCGGCGTCTCGTAGAACACCCCGAAGTGACAGACCTCTTGTAGCCCATCCACACCGGTTCCTCCAGCACCGGCATTGGCAAGGAAGATGCGACACTTCGGATCCCCGATGAATTTCTTGAACTGCGCCCTCGGGTCATCGAACCCATGCCCGACACCCGAGAATCGAATCTTGCGCGCCTTGAGTTGCTGCGAGATCATCACCCCGCTGTAGATGTAGTAGTGGAAGATGACGACCTTCTCCTCCGGCCCGATCTCATCGAGCAACTCGAAGAGCGCGTCCATCTTGGCGTTCTTCTCGAACTGCGTTTCGATTCGCACGGTGTCCTCGGCACGGACTGCGATGAACCCCGAGGTCGTCTGCCGCCAGCGGTGGTAGACGTTCTTGAGCTCCTCTTGATCCCCACCGGACTCACGTATCGGGGCCGTGATGCGGTGGTAGTACTCCTCCTGCTCCTGCGTCAGGCGTACGTGGATCGGGATCTCCTGCGCCTTCGGCATTTCCCCTAGCTCGTGCTCGGCGTAGCGGATGCTGCGATGCTGGATCATGCGATGCAGGAGCAGCTGCTTGCGTCGGTCGAAGACGTACTCGATCCCCGACCAGTAGTTGGGCTCCTCCTTGAAGAAGGCCGCACGGAACACCGCAAGGGTCTTGCCAAGGGTCTCCCCGCCGTCGACCACGTTGAAGACTGACCACAGCTTCTGCGGGTCCCGATTGAACGGGGTGCCCGTCAAGGCGTAGCAGAAGTCCGCAGCTTGGCTAAGGCGGTGGCACAGCTCGAAGGTCAGGGACTTGTGGTCTCCCATCAGGTGCACCTCGTCAAAGCAGACGAAGTTGAAGAGGGAGCAGAAGTCCTCGACCTGCTCGGGGACCATCATCCTCCCCGCCCCACGCGTCTGCTGCGTCATGTAGACGAGGAGCCCCGCGTAGTTGATGACGTACAGGTCCGCGTCGCTGTTGTTCAGCAGGTCAAGGCGCTGCTGACGCGAACCCTCGAGCACGACCACGCGCAGTCCCGGGGCGTGGAGCTTGGCCTGCATCACCCACGACTCGAGGTTGATGAGAAAGGGCACGCAGACCAGCGCGGCCTTGAGCTCCCCCGTCCGCTTTCGATAGGTGATCGCATCGAGCACGATCTTCGTCTTCCCTGCACCCATGTCCAGGAAGTAGAGCCATCGGGGCTCGTTCTGCGCCAACAGCAGCGAGACCAGCTGGTGGTGTCGCGGTCGCGTTGCGACGAGGGTCAGGTCCGTTTCCCTCGCCAGCTTCTCGTACTCGACCTTCTTCATCCAGCGGAAGTCCTCTAGCTCCCGATCCATGAAGGCGCGGACGGCCGAGGGGGCAATGCGCGAAGGGCGCCGGTAGTACCTACGTCGCGCCTTCTTCTTCATCTTCATTCTCACTCCCCCCGATCTGGGTCCAGTAGGTGTCGCGCATCATCAACGATTGCAGGGCGAACTGCCCGGTCGCGTAGTTCTGCGCGACGAGGATGGAGAACCCGTCGGCATCCATCCTACCACTCGTCACCGTCAGGCGCGCGAGGTCGAGTCGCTTCTCAGCCTTCGTCTGCGAATAAGTGATGACGCAGTCCGCCGTGGCGATCTTGCTCCAGTCCTCGGCCGCGTGCGTGGAGTCCACGGTCCCGCGTCGCGCCCCCTCGCGGTTGCTTTGCGACACGGTTGCCAGCGCGATGTTACGTTCCACAGCCAGCCCGCGGAGCTCCTGCGTCAACCCCCCTAACTCGAGCCGATAGTTGTCCATCTTGACGCGCATCAGGTCGGCGTAGTCGAGGACGAGCAGGTCAGGGACGAACTTCTGCGAGCGCTCGAGTGAGTCGAGGTAGGCACGCAGGGCTGGCATCGTCAGGCTGCGGGTGGGGAACTCCTTGATGATGAGATTCTTACGCTGGTGCATCTTGCGCAGCCTACGCTCGATCTCCTTCAAGTCACCTCGCTCCTGCAACCCGAGAACGTTCTTGAGCTCCTCGGTGTCAATCGACTGCAGCGTGCCGTCCGCGTTCAGCAGGAGGCGGGTCTGACGCAGCTCCCCGATCTTGCGCCGCGTCACCCCGAAGAAGGACATGAGAAAGCGCTGTGCCACCATCATGTCCGACAGCTCGAGTGTGACGTAGCAGACACGCCACCCTTGCAGCACGGCATGCTTGGCCAGGTGGATCAGCCACCAGCTCTTCCCCTTCTTCGCTGGGGCGATGAACAGATGGTACTCCTTGCGTGCGGGGCCGAGCTGTCGTTTGTCCAGCTCGGGGATCTGCGTCAGGGTGAAGTCCCGAACCAGCTCCCCCTTCTTCAAGGCGGTCATGGAGGACTCGAGCGTCACCCCGACACTAAACAGGTCGAGGCGTGCTTTCAACGCGGAGTCCAACACCTCCTCGGCCCGATCCAGATTCCCCGACTGCAGGCTCTCCGCCGCCGCGTTGATGCCGGCCCGCAGTCGCTGTTGGCGCACGAAGGCCTCCAGCTGGGACAGGACATAAGGCTCGTTGACCCCAGCCTCCAGCTGCACGACGTTGGTGATGATGTCCTCGACCAAGTCCTTCTGCTTGCCTGACGAGCGCAGGTCTTCGATCAGATCGGGGAAGTGGTCTCCCGGGGGACGCTTGAACTGGTCGAGGTGCCCGTACACCCGCCCGATGATGTCTCGGAACAGGTGCGAGGCGTAGAGCTCCTCGGGGACGCTGTTGCGAATGATCGGCGCCGCCGTGGGGCTGAAGACCAGCAACGTCAGCAGGTTCTCCTGCAACGATCCAGTGATCTTGTCCGTCACACCTTCCTCCCTCGGGCTACCAGCTTGCTGATCTTGTTGACCAGCTCCGGCCGGGTGTACTCCTCCTCGCGCTCCAGCAACTTGCCGATGCTGTTGAACACGTCGGCCATCTTGAGCGCCCGCACCTGCGGATGTTTCGCCGCCTGCTTGTGCCAGCGCTTCTCAGCTTCCCGCCGGCGTTCGGCGACGACCATCGGGCTGTGTTGATGACACCATGCCCCGGTCAGGGTGAACGTCACCGGCTGCCGCGTGCATTGGTGGTAGTGATTGAACAGATGCCTGCTTTTCACGGCCGCATGGCATCGGTCAGGTTGCGGGGGGTGCCCGTAGAGTTCCCCGCTCATGGCAGCTCCAGAATCTTGTGCTGCTGCAGGCTGAGGCGGTACCCGTACACCCGCGCCACCCGCACCGCCTCCTTGATGTTGGCTGCCTGCGCCGACGGCGGCTGCACGTCCATCGGCTGCACGTAGATGCTAGTGCGGGGGAACATGACGAGGGGGCGCGCGAGGCGTATCCGCGCGAGGTTCTGGGTCGAGGCGATCGGCAGTCCGTCGTCGTCAGCCGTCTGCCCTGCGGCGATGATGTACTTCCAGGCGAAGGTACGCACGCGAACGGCGGGACTGACCTCGGGCGTCTTCGGGCTGAGCACGA